AAGCACCGACACCAGTTACCAGGAAGGCAATCGGTACGTGTTTACGGTCAACCACACGGTTCCAGTTGGAGGCGTTCGCCAGGTCCTGCCAGGAAGCAGAACGCGCGACAGTCTCGGTGCCGTTACCGGTGATTACTGCGCTGGTGAAGCTGTAGCCCAGCGGGTGCAGCAACCAGGTCTTACGGGTCCACAGGGTTTCAACACCACCGCCGTTACCACGGGACGCTTCGCGCTCATATTCCAGCGGGTTGGACGGATTGCCTTCGCCGTAACCGATAGCTCCGTTGCCGAAGATGATGGAGATGAACTTACGGCTTGAGTCGGTGCCAACTACAGTCATGCTGTCGTCAACAATCACACGGTAGCCCTGGTAGGTGGCGAACAAGGTGTCGTTGTCAGCGTCTTTGATGAAGTCGATAAGCTGCTGCTTACGCGCCTGCGCATACACAAAGCTGTGCATCGCGATAGCACCCAGCACCTCGCCACCGTTGCCCATCAGAGCATCGCCCATAGTCTGAGTAGCGTCGATGAATGCGCCTGCGTCGAAGCCAAGAGTAGCAGACACGTCGATAACCATATCGTTCTGCTCGTGGTAAGCATCAGTGGCGGCTACGTTGTCGTTGTACAGACCGAGCGCGGTAGCAATCAGACGGCGTTGTGCCTGACGCTGCCAGAAGTTATCCAGACGGGATGCTACGGACTGCAGCGGGTTCTGGCTGGTCAGTTCTACAGTCAGGTCAGCCTGGCCGAAACCTTCGTTCAGGTATGCAACGCGGGCCATCATCTCACCGGTCTGCACGTTGCGCGGGGTTGCGATGTCCTGATATACGTCGTTCGAGTAGTTCGGCTCGATAGAGGTATCAATCGCTTTCCAGTACGGCAGAACAGCTTTGTTGGACGGGCCGTTAGCGATAGCAGCGGCGTACGGAGTCGAGGTAAGAATACCGGACTGGAAGAACGCGGTTTTCTCTACCGGGTCTTCCGTCATGTAAGACAGAATGACCGATTCTTTACCAGTTACGATGTCGCCGATAGTAGTAATTGCCATTATTTTTTCCTCAGGGCTTTAAGTTGCCGTTCAAATTCGGCAGGGTTCGATTCATACAGAGCAATACGCTCCGCTTCACTCATGTCTTTAAACGCTGGTGCGGCCCCGCCGCCTTTGCTACCGGAAGCCCCGCCGCCGGAAGCTGCATTTGCTTTAATCAAATGCGAAAACGCTTTGTGTTCACGCAGGTATTTGCGGAACTGTTCCGGGTCAGTTGTGATTACGTTGCCGTCTGCGCCGACAAACTTAGTAACCACATCATCGCCTTCGAACTCAGTCTTAACGAACGGTGCAAGAATGTCTACTGCTTCCGGGGTAATAAAGTCCCCCGCGAAAGAGCCTAACACTGCTTTACGTTCGCTGCCGAGGATGCGCTCTGCCATTTTGGAGATGCGGCCATCTTTCTCGGCTAACACCGGGTCATACTGGCTACGAATCGTTTTTTCGAACTCGTCCATCTTACCAGCGGCTTTTAACGCCTCCTGGTGTGCGCGCTGCCGTTCTTCTTCGGCCTCTTTTGCTTTACGAGCGGCTTCTTTCTTCTCCGCCAGCAATACTTCCTGATCAGCCTTAAGCCCGGCAACTTCTTTCTCAATCAGCGCCTGAACTTCTTCGGCTGTGAACATTTTCGGCGCATCACCGCCACCGGCTTTATCTTCTGCCCCAGCTTCTTCCTGGAACGGATAACGTAAAAAACGATTCATAGTCAGTATGTCCCCTGGACGTTGGAATCCGGGCCACCCGGATTTACATGTCAAGAATAAATTATTCCAACATGCAAGGCAACTATTCCAGAATATTCCTCACATAATCCTGCAACTGGAATACCTTAAGACGCAGTTGCCGTACACATTCGGCGTTCTGGACGTCAATAGCCAAATCCTCGTCAGCGTCGCTGCTCGGCGGAGCCAGCTTGCACGGTGGCCGCATCATCGTCGTATCCGGGGATGGCATTGGCGTTTGCGACGGCGCGGGACTTGAGCTGCACGCGCTCAGGGTCGAAAGTGCACACGCTGCGACCAGGCGTTTTAATGTACTTAACGACTTCACGGGTAATTACCTCTGATTTCGTCT